GCCCGCATGGTGCGGGCTCTCGGTGATCTGATCACTTCCGATTATGGATCCCATCAGAGGAGTAAGTCCATGGCTATGCGATATAGGGTCCGAACCAAAGAAAGGCACATGGCTGTGCCTGGAATTTGGTATCGGCACTATAACCCGCATCAGACAAGCGGTAGTTCTGTCCGCGTAGAACACACAGTATGTGAGGACTACGTCGGCAAGAAGGTAAATGAATACGGCTTACTGCCGCCTTCATCCTTCAAGCTGAAGAGGAAGACCTACTCACCTTGTCGCGTCTCAGGGAGCAGATATGATGGGCCAAGGGACGAAGGTGGAAACCTAGTCCTAAGGCTCAACAGTATGCCCGTCTGGGATGAGCCAGGTAGCCCCGGCATCGGTTGGCAAGGCGTTGAAGACGGAAAGTCCACGAACGACTTTATTCGTGATCTACTATCTTCGACAAATCCTTTCCGACCGACTATAAGCGTCCCTATTATGATAGCGGAGCTTGCCGAGGCGGCCTCCCTTCTCAAACTTACCGCTAAGACGTTGATAGCGTTGCCTGGCTCTGCCTACCTGAATTTCAAATTCGGGTGGGAACAGACCATCAATGATATCTTCACATTGGCGAAAGTTACAAGAGAGCTTGAGCGTCGCATTCGCGAGTTCAATTCTCTCATCGAGAAGGGTGGGTTGAGTCGTCGTTCCAAACTTGGTACGTTCAGGTGGACTAGTTCTCTGTACGAGAACTATGCCTTGTCTACCGTCTTCTATGTCGGTATACACTCCACAATTCAGAATACCTACCTCTCTGAGGTATGGGGTTCTGTAAGGTGGAAACCTGTCCGCACTAAGGGCGAAACTATTCCACTTGCACCTCTTGAAGCATTTAACAATGCCTTCAAGGCGGTCTTTGACCTAGGTGCTCTCGATCCGCACACTATCTGGAACATGATTCCATTTACGTGGCTGATCGACTATTTCACTTCAATCTCGGACGCCATGTTGGCCGTCCAAGATAGTGATAAAGTGGAACCTACGGACATTTGTATAATGCGCCGTAGGACGGCTCACAAGTATATTCAGGCGTACCAGTATAACCCTGGGCCCTATGATGACTTCAATTGTACTCCTGGATGGACGAAATCCATCGAGAAGTCAAGAGAAGTGCGTGATAAGGCGCCTGAATATGAGGACTTACTTAGGTTTGGTTGGTTTACCACTAACCAGGCCATAACTATAGCCGCCCTCCTATCATCACTTAGACGATAGTTAGGATCAAGCAGGCGTTAAGACCTGTGGTGGCTAGCAACTTGTGTGTGTAAGAAAGGAAACGCGTGATGGCGTTCACTTCCCCTATCCAGCTGACCTTGCACGGTGCGACCCGTGACCTGGTACGAATTAACCAGGACAATTACGGATCGTACTGGCGGGCCAAGTATGAGTATACTGGCACGCCGGTCGAAGTCCTCCTGAAGATTACCCATTCGAAAGAAGGGAAATCTTCGGCAGTGATGGAACGACACATTGTCGACATCACTGTCACTGAATACCCGACGGGTGCAGACCCGTTGGTATATCAGTGCTACACCCACATTCGACAGCCCCTGAAGGGCCTTGTCGCGCGTGGTGTGGAGCTTGCGGGTTCGATCACTTCGTGGATCGACTCCAAGGAGGCCGAACTCATCGACTGGGAGAACTAGAACACTAGCTCCCACCTTTGAGTTGCAAGGCAGCGGATGGTTACTGGATGCCCTGACATTGACTAACCTATAGAAAGGTATAGCCATGAAAAGGTCAGTAACTACACGCACAATCCCGGAGTACATAGATGCTCTGTTTAAAGACATTGCATATATGTACGCGAGACGTCCTCAGTGGGACCGTGATAGATCACGGGCTCTACATGAGCTGGAACATCGTGGTTTGCGAATGCTTACCATTGATCTTCCAGACCTGTGCAAGCACTTCGATTGGTGCTTAGACGTCGGCCAGTACACCCCTAGTCAGCGTTACCTCGGTAAAGCTGCCAAGGGAATGCAAGTCCCCGTGTTTCTACGGGATTTGCATCTACTGGTATTCGACGGCACAGGGGACCTTCGGGAGGACCCTGACCCTAATGCTGTAGCTGCCATCAGGCAGATCTACAAGGGGTTTGCGAAAGTTCGCTTGCCCTGCAAGAAGGAAAGGGTTAACGATGAAGTACGTAACTTCCATCGTATTGAGAGTTCTCTTCGTTCTCCGACACTTCATTGGGTCGGAGATCGTCTTGGTGACGATGGCGACTTCCATGCTATTCGCGATCCCTTTGATCGCTTTAGCTATGGGAGCGTCGCCGCTGCCAGACGAGACGACGAAGAGCTTGATATGTTTGGTTCACGAGATGACCGGACTGGTCTTCTCCTCGAGCCGCGACTATCAAGAATTCTGTCTAATGTCACAGACAGAATTTCCTCTCAGTTCGGAACCTTTGACACCGATGGACATTCCACACTTGATGGAGTGACTAAAGGTTTCTCTGGAATTCCGGAACTCCCGAAGCACTCGGCAGGCCGAGTTTCTGATATACCGAAGAGGGTTAGTAAGTATACTTTCCCTCATTGGCCTCAGAAGCTCGACTTGACGTTCCCTATGGAGACATACGGTGCGCTAAACTCTAGCTCATTCGTATCCTCCTCCCCTGGAAGGTACAGCTCTCACGAGCCTCCTTCCAAGCTCTGTGCTGTCCCAAAGACACAGAAGGGCCCGAGGCTGATTGCCTCAGAACCTACCTGTCATCAATGGGTACAACAGTTGCTATGGAGGCAGATTCAGGTCAGGATGCCGAGAACAGTTCTTCGGAACTGCATCGACTTCCATAGCCAGTCTGCTAACATGCAGCTCGCCAAAGAAGGGTCGATCAAATGTAACTATGTTACAGTAGATCTATCTTCTGCTAGCGACAGACTATCCTGTTGGACGTTGGAAAGGATGTTCATAGCGAATATCTCTTTCCTAAAGCGTTTGCACGCTTGTCGAACAAGATGGGTTCGGAACGCCATAAACCCTCTTTTGTGGGATCACATCTCACTCAAGAAAGGTTTCTCTCAAGGTAATGCCTGCACCTTCCCGGTGCAAAGCATCGTGTACTCGATATTCGCCATAGCAGCTGTCATAGACAGCCGCGACTGGCCGGTAACGAGTAACTACATTGAGAGGGCTAGCCGAGTAGTACGTGTATTCGGGGACGATATCATCGTCCCCGACTACGCTCTCGCGTGTCTTCGCACTATACTTGAAGCTAATCAGCTTCAGGTCAACGAACTCAAAACTTACTTTGGCTCTCATACCAAAGGATCGTTTCGAGAGAGTTGTGGTGGTGAATACTTTCGAGGTCACGACGTGACTCCGAAGTATATCAAAACCATAGGCGAAGACCTCCGACACGAGAAGGCCGTGTCCGCCATAGAGGCTTCTAATAACCTCCATGAAGCGGGCTGGTGGAATGCTGCCAAATGGCAGCTTTCACTAGTAAGCAGAGCGATCTCTCGCAATCTGCCAATCACGGACTTCCGTGGCGCCTCTCTGTCTATATTCTCCTTCTCGGGGGTGAAAGTTGACCACCTTAAGTCAAGGTGGAACAGCGATCTCCAACGAGAGGAGGTACAGACTTATGTGCTCACGTCAAAGAGTAGACATGGGCCCATGGAGAGGGATGATAGATTGTTCCAGCGTTTAGCTGAAGCAACTGCTCCAAAGGGAGCTCTGGATTATTTGAATCCAGCACCCGTAATTGAAGCAGGTCCTATCATCGAGAACTCCTCAATATTGAGGAGGGGTTGGTTCTGAGAAGTGACGCCCCTAGTACTGGGGCATACACTCTCATAGCGGGGAAGATCCTCGCACCAAAGAGATAGCAGTGCC